CTGCTGTGTAAGGCTGTTTTTTGTGATATCTCTCACATCAAAAGTGATTTGATGTTGTACTGCAAAATCTTTAAGTTCTTTTAAAAAATTATACCAATTAGCTCTAGCAGCATCATCTATTTTTTCAACTAGTCCACGATTATAAAAAACTTTCATGTTTTCGCCATCGGCCAAACTAATACTTACTCTACCAAAATTATCAGATGATTCACTAAATTCAAAATCAAAGAATACTGCTGATTTAGGATCTGCTGTTACATTACCTTCGCTGTCTCCTAACTGTATATTAGAGAATTTGCTGCGTATTTTATTAAACAAATCCTGTGATGTTTTGGGCTTAATCATACTGTATTTATTAAGAACCCAAGTTAGCAAATATAGGCATTGGAGCAGTCCATTCTGTGGTTCTATCAGTCCATCTTTCGAATATTTTAGGATCAAATGTGGCCAAAACCTGCATCATACGAGTCATTAATAGACAAGCACTCACTAGGTCATCGTGCTGTCCTGGTTTACCTTTATAAGAAACACCTGATGCCACAAAATCTTTTAACTCTGATATTAACGGTTTACTGTTAATCTTCATCTTGCCCGATTCTACTAATTCTTTAAACTTGGCACAAGCCGCTATCTTGTGTTTAGCAGTGGTATTAAATCCTCTTCTAAACTTTCTACGATGTCCTTTTCTTATAGGTTCACTTAAAAATTGTCCATGAATATTCTCTTCTCCCAAATCCATCACTCTTAATAATACTGCTTCTCCTAATGTATTGTTTTCCATACTATAAAATATGCTAGGAGTTTCTGCAGGATTTTTTTCTACGATTGAATCATAGATATGTTTTGTAATAGCTTGAAGTATTCTAACCTGTTGATTGGCTGGAGTAGTATTGTGATGCCATTCTCCGACCTGTTCAAAACTTGGCAATTCAAATACCTGTATAGCAGCAAAGTCTCCACCGGTACCCAAACTAGGATCCAATGCCACCATGTAAGAGTTGCCTGGAGAAGGTGTCTTCCACCAACGCACTTGTCCCATATTAATTAATGGATCTTTTCCTTCTAACTCTACTAATTTTATACTAGAGATTAATGTTTCATCAAAGATTAAGAATTCGCACTCATGCTCTCGACGGAATCTTTCTTCTCCAATTCTACTTTTTTCTTGTTCAGCCCATTTTTCATCTCGGTCTGGATGTTCTGACCAGTGAGCTTTCATAGCATAGAAACCATTGGTTCCTACCACAGTATCATTGCCATAATCATCGTATCTTTTGCAAGCTTCTTTCCAAATTAAAGCGAACTGATCTTCATCTGAGTTTGGAGTAGAAGTAATTAAACACTTACCCCCTGTACTCAATGTAGGAGATAGAGAAGTCCAGAATTCTTTAGCCTTTTCAGGCGGTTGAACGAATGCAAACTCGTCACAATATATCAAAGAAAGTGACATACCTCTACCAGTATTCTCAGTGGTTGTAGTTGCCATGATTTTAGATCCATTATCAAATTCTATAGAGTTTCTGTTGTATTGTGTAACACCTGCTTTGATCCATGCCGGTAACATTTCATAAGCATATCGTACCCTACTCATGATATCTGATGCTCCTTGATATTTGTGAGCTGCAATCAGTATCTGTGAATCAGGCTTAAACATAGCATACCATAATAGATATCCAGAAGCACAGGTGGTCTTACCTGTTTGTCTTGGCAGCATGGCGATGCTAAATCTGTGATTGTTATAACTTTCTATTAATCTTTCTTGATATGGATATGGCTCGAATCTCATCTCTCCTTTAGTAGGATGTTGTATCCTCATAAATTCTTTCATAAAGAAAAGAGGACCAGTTTTTGGATCCATACACTGCTCAAGTTTTAATACTTGATCGGCTGTGTATTTGTGTTTTTTATGAGCCTTTTTTACCTGCTCGCTATCTAATGATACGTATGCCATGGCTATTATTTAAGTTTGTACCAATCCGTCACGTTGGTATATGAAGTAGCCCCAAAGCGATCCATATGACCTATTTCTAAGCTGTGTATCACAGCTTCTACATAATCATTCCAGTAATCTACAAACTGTTTCATTCTAGGATACTTAGGAGGCACATCCATGGTTTGCCACCAAAATTCTTGTAATATATTTTGGTAATCTGGCATTTTGTATACCACTCTTATAGAAGTATATCTCAATCCGACAGAATATTCTCCAAAGAAATTCATAAAAATATTTAGTGAGTTATTTGGTAAAATTAAGCTACTGTAAATGAGCTAGCTGCTGTAACAGTAGATCCACTAATGTCAATCGATCCAGAACCAAGCACAGTTGAGTAGTCGTCGTTTGGATTTAAACCAACTCTTCTAACTCTTGTTTGCATATCAGCAGCAGTGGCGTTCTTATCCATTACTAAATGAATTGTGCCTGCACTTGAATCAGTAACAAGATATGCTAAAGGATTAAGTTCTTTTAGAATCATTTCTACAGCACCGTCGATTAAATCTGAACCACTAGTAGTAGATTCATCTTCAGTTCTTAAATCAATAGCAGAACCATCTGCTTTTTTTACTGTTAATAAAAAAAGATTAGCATTAACCTGATATAGGTCACCTGCATTTGCTTTTACACCTGTTACTCTTGATACTGTTGCCATACGTGTTATTTACCTTCTTTATGTTCTTTGTCTTTAAGAGCTTTCTTCATAGGCTCTGTTTTATTACCATCTTTGTCAAAATCTAAATAGTCTGGTTTTGCTTTGGCAGCTTCTTGATATGTCTTTTTAAAACTCTCATATTGAGCTTTTAGACTATTAGATAATTGTTCTTCAGTAATTTCCTCTTCTTCAGTTTTAATTGCCATAGCATTGTCTCCACCGGCTGCTTTAACATAAGCACCTTTTTCACGATTTAAATCTGTGCCATTTGGAACTGCTGCTTTAATATCGCTGTATTTTTCTTTTGGAGTGTTGGCATAATCTTCATCTGCTTGTACTTCAGCAGGTTGATTGATCATATCCTGACTCACTGGTTGTACTCCTGCTAATTTTAATAGTTGCATCATCATTGCTGCTTCTTCTGGATTGTCAGTTGCAATTACAACAGACTCGTTCATTTTATCTTTTTTCATTTCTTTTCCTTCGTTTTCTTTTTCTTGTTTTTGTACTCGGTCCCATACATGAGCTTGTGATTGTCCGTGTTTTTTAATAAATTCTTCTCTAGTCATGTCCACAGCATCTGATTCCATATCCATCAACCAATCTTTTACTTTGCCTTCTTCCATTTCGTTTTCTTGTCTTACACCTGCTGCTGACATAAATGTTGCATTGTCAAATCTTGGATTACTTTTAGCAAATACCCCAGCTAATAGTTGGGCAGTTTCTGCACGTTTGATTGGATCTTCAATCTGTTTCACAGTGTCAGCAAACATTTGAAAGTGTTGACGAGTCATTGTTTCGTCTATCTCGCCTTCATTTTTTTCAATGCCTTTAGCAATGTCGTGAGCTTTTTTAATTGTAGATTTTTCTAAAGGTGGTTTATCTCCGGTTGCTTTCATTGCAGCAGCCATTCCAATTGCATACGGATTTTTTGCCTTTTCAGCAACAGCACCATTAGTTTTTGCAACACTGGCAATTGCATCTTTGACATCCACGTTAGGATTGCTCTCTTGAATCTGTTTAAGTCTAGTTAAGATATCAATCATGTCCATAAAATTATTTTCCTGCTGGATCTGGGTTACCTTTTACTGGACCTTTGTGTGCTGGCTTGATTGGTGATCCAGAATTTTTCTTATCACTTTCGTTTTTTTGCACTTCTTGTTCCACTTTAGGTTTAGCAGCAAATTCTATTTCTTTTCTAGCTTTTAATAATTCTTTTAATAAACTTTGATTAGCTCGATCTCCATATACTTCGTCTGCTTTTACTTTTGGAGCATCTTTGTATTCTATATCTTGTAACATAGATTTAAATTCTGATTTTTTCTCAGCTTTCGCTTTCATTTCTTCTTGATACTCTTCTGTGGGCTCACCAGGTTTTCTCACAACGATTTGATTAGGATGTAATCTCATGCTGTCAGCAACCAATGCTCTCATCTCAAATACTGATGCTGGATACATTGTAGTCAATTCAAATATTGTTACTGCTTGATTTTTTAAATGTGGAAAATCTAATGGCATTTCCTGGATAGGAGTTTTTTTGCCTTTTGACAAAGTCTTAACTTCGTATTTTTTTAAAGCTGACTCTAATTTAGAGCCAAAATCTTCGCTTAAATCACCAGCTACTTTGATTTTGTAGTTGTATTCTTTGGTTGATTCTGCTAGATAGTGTTTAAAGTTTGTCATAATGCAGTATTTAGTCTTTTTTAAGCAGTTTCTTCATTAACTCGTTACGATCGCTAATGATCATACCTTCGCTTTCAACAGGCTCGTTTATGTCATCATTACCAGTTTTGTCTATTTTTAGTTTTTTAAGCTGTAATTCCACCATTTTTAGCTTTTTGTCTATTTTTTGAGATTTGGCATCAATAGCATTACGCAACATTGAGCTGGCAACTTCAAAAATACGACCAGAATATCTGCTGTCCACGTTCATGCCTAGATCCATTAGATTTTTATAACTCTCTTCTGCTTCCAATGCCAGTTTATCTAACTCTAAATCACTGAGTTCTCCCAAACCTTTAACCTGAGGCAGTGCTGCTGCAATTTTATCAAATTCTTGGTAAGTTTTTTCCAATGCTTTGGCAGTTTGAGGATCTACGTTTTTGGGTATGGTGGGTTTGTCTTTTTCATCTCGAGATTTCTCTTTGGCATCCACTTTGGCAAATGCTTCTTTGACATTTGGTAAATTGAGTATCTCTTCTAATTTGCGTGTCATTGTGAATATTTACTATCTGCGTTTGCCCTGGTGGAATAATTGTTCTTCACTCAGCACTCTAAATGTAATTCTATTCTGTCGAGCATAAGCAGAAGCAGCCTCCCACTTGGCTCTATTGATGATAACCTGTGTTTGTCGACCAACGCTTTTACCAGCTCGTTCCATAGTGGCTTGATTCATCGGTTTAACTTCAATTAATTCTGCATGTTTGCTGCCATTTTTATCCACATACACTATGAAAAAATCTGGCACATAGATAGTGTATTTGCCTGTGAGTGGATGACGATAGGGAATTTTGATTGATTCACTAGCCCACTGATAAACATTTGGATGCTCATCACATAATCTCATGAATGAGTGTTCCCAACCACTTCTATAGGTTGGCGATTTGGTTCCTACATATTTGGCAGGATTCTTCATTACGAATTTTCCTCTAGCGAATTTCATTTATGCTTTGATGTTTCTAGATACAATATCTCTACTGGTTCTACTGTTTCTCACACCTAATCGACTGCTTTTGTATCTATTGGTATTTAGAACCACAGTGAGTAATTCATTTAATTGAGCAGGTTCTGCTTTGGTTAAAATATCTAAAATTTGTCCCACAGGAACAGAATCTATTTTGGCCTGTTGTAAAATAACGTAGGCTGTTTCTTCAGCTGGTTGCCTATCAAATCCTCTTTTTACAAAAAAAGAAACAGCAGTATCATAATCGTTGGCATTGAATTGAAACGGTTCAACGTATTGTGTTTGTGTAAGATCATCGATGGTTTTTTGTAATCTATCTTTTTCTTTTTGTGGTAGATTGGTATAAAAGTCTGACATTATAATCCTGCTCTTTCTGCTACGATGCCTACCTCGTTATTTTTTCTATCAATTTTTATAAAACCATCGCTGACTAATTTTGTAGTATCAGTTAGTGCTCTACTCCTATACACGTTCTTAACATCGTTAGTTGATGCTGCATATTCCACTTCGCTTTGAGTGATGGTTAGACCTTTTCTCGATCCAACTTGTTTATAATAAATTCCTGCAGCCACTTTGTCTCTTGCAACTAGATTACTTTGAATAAGATTAAAAGATTCTGTAGGTGTAAGATACAATTGAGTGTTAAGAACAGGATTTGAAATCACTCTGTTGTTTGGATTTTTTCCATCGCTCAAACTTTTTGATCCTGCCAAGGCAGCAGCAGCGGCACCAGCCACAGCCACAGTACCAATAGAAAAACTGCCCACAGGATTGGTTATTGTGCCTGCTTGTTTGCCAATATCAATAACACCTTCTTTCACTATGCCTTTTAATTCTTCCTTCGCTGCTTCTTTAGCTTTGATTTTTTTAGCGTTATTATATGTGTTGATACCTGTTAATATAGTGCCTAGACTGATGTTGCCATTAGCAACATCACCAATAACAGATCCTATTCCTTCCACAATACCACCAGGTCCAAAGATAGAAGTTGTGCCTCGTCCCAATACACTCAGAGGAGATGGTTCTTTATCATAATGCAATGTTGCAAATCCAGGCACAGACACCCCATCAACTCTACCAGCACTGTATAACACAGTTTCATAAAAGAGCTGCATGGTATTGGTCATAAGTCCACCGCCATCTGTTTGATCTAAATTGTCGTGGCTAAAAGAACCAATAATCGGATTAACTAGAGTAAATCCTGTAAAAGTTTTTTTATGTAACACAAATATTTGAACTGATTTTAAGAAAGGCTTGCCTCTTTTTTGTGCATTGTCCATACCAAATTGAGTGGCTGATCTATTCTTTTTATACATGTCATCCTTGGCTATGTCTACTATTCCTGTATTGTTTACAGATAAAGAATCTGCAATATTATATTCGTAATAGGCTTTCCAAAAAGCATTCACAGTGTCAGCATGATCATCATGAAAAACGATATTAACAGGATTGTATTTTATTCTTGTGCCCACGTAAACTTTTTTATTGTATTGTAATCTTTCTTCTAAATTCATATCATATTTTGGCAATTCACAAGACTTAACTAACATATTAAGTTCTAATCTTTCTTCGTTGCTAAATGGACGAGCAGGTATGGTATTATCAATAGTGAATACCACATGAAATAAAAATTTTTGTTTAGGAAGTAATTTAAAATTGTCGTCTAGATATAATCTACTGGCATGTTGAAAGTCTTTCATTCCTGGAAGACCATCACTAAATCCTTTTAAAAAATTATTAATGCTTGGCATACTCTATATTTATAGTCACAAAAAAAGCGCCGTTAAAGGCGCTTCTTTTGCTATAAACGAAATAAAAATTATATACCACCGCCTGTAGATAATGAACCAATAGTTCTTGTTACCGCTGTGCCGATTCCTGTGCCTTGTGGAGTTTGTACTGCATTGTCGTATCTAATACTAAGTGTGATAGTTACTGGATCGCTGGTATTGTAAGCCAATGTGTTGTAGTTTACTGATTCAACATAAGAGCCATAAAGTTCCCAAGTTTCTAGTATACCAGGTGTTGAAGCACCGTTACCTCCATCTAGCATTTCAATTCTAGATGTGAATTTGTAATCGATACCAGAAGCTGCAGAAGCCTGTTCAAAGAAATCGAATTGTTTCTGAATTTGTTCTCCAACCAATTTGCTAACTGAATTGTTTACATCATCTCTCAATGTTAATGTAATTGGTTCCCAAGTGTGTTTACCAGCTGCATAAACTTTAGAGTTGTAAACATCTAGAGTAACAGTATCAAAAGTTAAATTTGGTCTTGTTACGTCCATTACTTGTTTTGTAATTTCTGATCTTGGAGTGGATACACCAAAGTTTTCAAGAATTACTCTAAAACGATATTGAAGTTTTGGCATCAACAAACCTTGTGACGCTGAACTTTGATCGTTTGCTAATGGTACTGTAAATTTACTTAATGTTGAAATTGCCATATATTATACTCCAAGTTTCGCTATTTCGCCTGTGTTTTTAATTCTCAACGGTATGTAGATAAACTCTACCGATTTCACAGGTTCAATCGCTATGTCTACATATAGTTCGTTTTTGTCTATTCTAGTAGCAGTGTTATTGGTTTCATCACACACTACTAAGAAGTCATATAAGGCTCTCTGACCCACTAATTCTAACAAGAATGATTCAATAGCTGATTTGATTTCATTTCTTGTTAAAGTATCGTTAGGTTCAAAAATAAACGGTTTAGCTATTTTATCTAGTTGTGTTCTTAGATAAACAGTTAATCTTGAAACGTTAATTCTATCTAGAGCTGAACTTGCTGTGGCTTTAGTTAAGTTACCAAAGTTAACAATACCAGTTCCTGAGAAGAATGTAATTGGATTTATTTTAGCAGTATGCATGCTGTCTCTCACTGATTCAGTCAAAGATACTGTTTGGAATTCTCCTGTGGTAGAATCAATATATCCTACAGCAGTAGCATTATCAATAATACCTCTTCTTGTACCAGCTGGCGCAAACCATGGGTAACCCACGTTGTCGTTGTTCGCTAATACTCTCAAGATCATGTGACTTGGAGGTACTATGATAGATTTTCCTAAATTGTCTGTGGTTCTTCCTGATGGATAAAATACTCCCATATACTCACTTGAAGTAACTAAACCATCTTCACCATTGTCTGCAGCATTTGCAGAATTGTTAGCCCAGTTTGTGATTGCTGTTGCTGTGCTAGACAATCTCATAGGAGTATCTCCTACCACGAATGAAGTGTAGTTTCTGTCAGCATTTAGATTCACCATTTCAGAAATTACTTCTGGGTATCCAGGACAAGCAATAATATTAAAACCTCTTTGGTCTTCTCTAATTGCTTGGTTAGTGCTGATTTCTGATTTTAATTGTTGCACAATTACTTTTCTCACAGCTTTTCTACCGAATGTGCCTGAACCATCGGCATTGTTAGCACTCTTAGTTACCCATCTGTCTGGGAAATAAGCTGCAACAGATTCATTGCTGCCGTATCTTATGTTACCTTTGCCACTAGATCCAGATCCTGGATATTTGGCAGTTGTAATATAATTGTTTTTGTATTCTTTTACGTTATAACCAGAACGTCTAGTGTTCCATAACAACATACCTTTTGGATATAGAGCTGGATCTGGAGCATCTGGATCTAAGAAGTTATCAGTTAGAAGATCTTTGATACTAGCAGCATCGCCAGTTCCACCTTCTGAGTCTGAATCTGTTCTTGTTGAAGCTTTATTCCATCTTGCATCAGCAAATAGAATTCCGCTTTCTGTGGTTTGATCTGTTTTATCAACCAACACATAATCTGCACCATCAGTTAAACTTGTATCATATCGATAAAGTTTTGGATAGTTTTCTAAATCACTGGTATCAATCCATAGATCACCATTTACTAAAGTAGTGCCATCTGATTGTGTAGTAGGTTTAGTTGCTGAGAATTGAGGACCATTTGGATCAGAATTTGTTAAACTAACTCCATTCAGTGATCCGTTTTTATAACCAACCCATGTAGTACCATTGTGTATCATGATATCTGCATCGTAGTTGTTGTTGTACCATAGAGTACCGTCTGTTGGTTCATTGCTAGGAGCAGTTACCGAAGCTGTGTAGCTCAAACGTTTCCAGTTAGAAGCCATCACTGTTGCAGGACCTGTGGAATCTTCTGTAGCACCAGCTGGTACATCATACAAATTGTCTACTAGTGTAGAAGAATTTGCAGTGTATGTTCCGTAGCTGTGAGCAGCCGATCCGCCAAATCCAGCATCAGCCAATGCTGTGCCTGAACTTACGTCCCACATTCTAAATTCGCCACCTAGAGCGTGAGTAATTTTTATGTAATCATCGCTGGTAATTTCTGCACTAATATTTGTGAATCCAGCACCATTAATAGCAGCAACAAAATCTGTATTTGCTGTACCACCAAGTGTTACTGTTTCTGATTGCTCTTCAAGAGCAGCTTGGCCTTTTAATGACTCAGCAATCTTGATTGAATGTCCGGCAGTGAAAGTTGCTCCTGCAGTTTTAGATGTAATAACAGTTTTGCCACCTTCATATCTAAATACTTGGAAGTCTCCTAAATTATCTGTAGAGTCAAAAGCACCAAGAATTGATTGTTCAGTTGTGTTATACTGAGTATAAAGTGTGCCTGCTGTAATTCCGCTTCCTCCATTGCTAGGATCAATTCCATATATTGCCGCATGGTTGTTGGCATAGAACGGAGCATCAACCACTGACCATGATTCAGAACTAGAATTATAAATTTTTACTGAAACATCAGCACCAGCATTTGGTGTTGTGGTTTTAAACCATACAGAACCTGTTGGTCTATTTTCTTCAGCAGTTTTCCATAATGGTCTATTAACGTGTGATGATTGTACAAATTTTGCATTGGCACCAATTGCAGATTTCCATGCTGCACTGCCCACTTGTACCCAAGTGTTAGAACTTGTTTTGTAGTAAATTTTATTTGTAACATGAGTGGTATTGATAGCATAAGAGCCAAGAGTACCAATTGATGTTAAAGGAGCACCTGTAGATACACCACCCACTAAATTATCCACTGATGTGATATAGATTGGAGTGATTGTTGTGAATGCTTGATCTGTTTGTGACCATTCAAAAATACCCGGCACTGTAGAATTAAGATCTAACCAGTAAGCACCGTTGCTTGGAGATGCACTTGGAGCAGTTGCAGAGCTCACTAGTTGACCTAGATCAACATTTGCTCTTAATACGAATGCTCTGTTTGCAATACCTAAAAATGAATAAGCTGCTTGTAAACCATATTCGTTTAATTCATAACCATTTAACGAATTGCCTGATGAATCTGTGTAGAATTTTGGATCACCAAAAGTCTCTGTTAATTCTCTTTGAGAAGAGATCAAATATACTGTGTTTGCATTAGCAGTTTTAGTGCCTGATGCTGTTGCTGTTCCTGCTCCGTTAGTTTTGTCTTGAGCAGTTGCTACAATTATTAAAGGGGTAGTGCCCGCGTCTGATGGTACGTAGAAACTTTCATTTATTACTGTAACTTCTACGCCTGGTGATGTTAATGCCATTTTTAGTTCTCCTTGCAAGTATAACTAGACTTATTTATTGTTCTGCACGGTTTTTACGGCGTTATCTCGGTAATTTTGGTGCCTATATAGGGCACGTAAATAACGCTATGAAAAGACCCCTTTGCAAAACCTGTAGGAATAAACCCAGAGCCTATGGCTATCGTAAAGGCATCAAAATCTACTGGCGCAGTCAGTGTGATACCTGTATACGCAAACAAAAAAATCTAAAAGTCAATGGTCCTGCTCGTTGGTTTGTTTCTGGGTATCGTAAAAAAGCTCGTTGTGAATTGTGTGGATTTAAAGCTGCAAATGAACAACAAATGGACGTGTTTCATGTGGACGGCAACAGGAATAACACCAGTGTTTATAACTTAAAAACTATCTGTGCTAACTGTCAAAGATTAAAAAGTACCCAAGATTTGGGATGGTCTATTGGTGATTTAGAAGTAGATGATTAATCATGTGATCTACTTGTATCTTTAAATCTGCTAAACTTCCAGAATTGTCTATTTCGTAATCAAATGTTTGTCCAATCCAATCCCACTCGCTTTGATGCACTGTTTTTTCTTGCATTTCTTCTTTTGTAGGTATAGGTCCTCTTCTAATTAGAACAACTTTGCCTTTTAATGCTCTAATAGTTTCTATTTCATTAACAAATCTTGTGTCACTGAGTACTATTTTTCCTCCGTTATAACGAGCAATAAATGAATCGATCCAAATACTGTCATGAAAATGTCCTCGCATAATTTCTGTGCCCCAATATTGTAAAATATATCGAGGAGTTACAGGTTTGTTAAGTTTATTACTCCAATACGGGTCGATTCTTTCTCTCCACATTCTGCTCTCCTGTGTGGCTCCTTCGAGTAGTGCTCTATCCCAACCAAATATTGCACTCACAGCATCTTTTAATGATTTTGCAAAACTGTCTCTGTGGAATCCGTGATTATTAACCAAACATTCTGCCACAGTATCTTTACCAGATCCTATTAATCCTACCAATCCTATCAGCATAGAATTATATTACAGGTTTTTTATTCTTTTTGCAATCTCTTGTTTGACTTTTTTTACGGTTTTTAATATTTGTTCTCGCATTGCAGATTTATCAGCCACTTTACTCATATTTTCCAATGCGGTTACTAGATCTTCTAGCTCTTGAAAGGATAGATCACGAATTTTTTTGATGCCTGTGTTAGCCATAATCAAATATATTTAATCTGAAGTTTTAAAGAATTAAAAGATAATAAAAAGAATTAACCGATAATAAAACTAGTTGCTTGACCACCGTCCATATTAAGAACAATTTCTTGATCTAATTTTTCCATCAGTGCCATGCCTTCTTGTTTTAATGTTTCGCCATTCAATGTGGTACCACCTTGTGGACCATTGATAGTACCAAACTTACTTCTTGCTTCTCCCAGCATCACTTTGCAAATTGCTAGAGTATAATCTCTAACCCATGGTTTGGTATAAATGTCATTCAATAAAACGATATCTGGTCTATAGTTATCTGTGTGTAGAAGAACTCTCTCAGTGTCAATTCTTGGACGTTGTGTTATGGTTAGAGTATGAGTGGCATTGTCGTAATGAAATTGAATAAAAGATCCAAACATTTTTCCTACCAATTCTTGATAAGATGCAAAAGCATAATAGGTAGCCAATCCACCTGTGGCACCTGCTCTCAATAGATAGGTATTGGTGTAGGCCAAATTAAATGGTTCAAATAGTGTTCCGCCTTGACCATCACCTCGAGTACCCACTGTGGCTCTGCCTATTTCTCTAACATTGATAATTTCATCTGGTAAGATATATTTGTTCTGATTTTCTTTAAGATCTAAAAATGCATAACTTTCTTCCACTGAATTATTAGATCTCTGTCTAAATCTGTTTAGGGCTCTTTCCAGTGCGATTTGATAGTGTTTTGGGTCTAATTCTACCTCAATCATGCCGTCTCCCAGCATGGTTTTCACATAATCAAATACTTGTTGCTGTGCTGTTTGTAATTCTGACATACGTATATTTATTGCTAAAACTTTTTCCATAAATATGGCTATATGCCAAGATTGTCAATATACAAGCCAGAAAAAGGCAACGATTACAAGTTTTTTGATCGCAATATAAATGAGATGTTTCAGGTGGGCGGAACCGACATTTTCCTACACAAATACATAGGAATATACGATCAGGGCGAAGAAGGCACTAAAGACGGTGATGCCAGCCCCTCACAGCCGCATTATAGTGGTGATAGTTTAAATGATAGAACCATACAAGATCTGTTATTTTTAGAAAACAGAGACAGAAAATATGACAAAGATGTGTATGTTATTAGAGGTATCTATAACGTGCAAGACACAGATTTTAATCTCAGCCAATTTGGTATGTTTTTAGCCAATGACACACTATTCTTAACAGTGCATCTTAATGACGTTGTGGAAAGATTAGGAAGAAAACCCATGAGTGGAGATGTGGTAGAATTCCCTCATTTAAAAGATGATTACAGCCTAGATGCCAGTATACCCATTGCACTAAAAAGATTCTATGTTATCGAAGATGTGAATAGATCAGCTGAAGGATTTTCTCCTACATATTGGCCACATCTATTAAGATTAAAATTAAAAACTCTGGTAGACAGTCAAGAATTCCGTGATATAATAGGAGATGCTACCACAGAAGGTTCTCTTGCAAGTTATATGAGTACCTATAATAAAGAAAAAGAAATCAACGATGCTATTATTAATCAAGCAGAAGCAGATGCTCCTAAATCAGGATTTAATTACAAACAATTTTATGTTACACCAATCGATGAGAGAGGCAATGTACGATTAGAAGGAGTAAATTCAGAAGAATCTGTATCATCTGATCAACCTATTAATGCTGTGATAGACACTCCAGCTAGTAGTCATTATGGATTCTATTACAATGGCGATGGTATACCACCCAATGGATATGTGGCAGGTGCAGGAACCAGTTTCCCAACATCAAATGTTAATAAAGGAGATTATTTCTTAAGATTAGATTTCTTACCTAATAGATTGTTCCGTTTTGATGGAGTGAGATGGATTAAAGTGGAAGACAGTGTGAGATTGACTACTACAAATAACAATACTAGAAATACATTTAAAACCGGTTTTGTTAATAACAGCAGCACGGCTACAATTAATGGATTAACGGTAGAACAGAGACAGTCACTGACAGATGCTCTAAAACCTAAGGCGGATAATTAATGCTTCATTTTTACGACGGTCAAATTAGAAAATTTATGACTCAGTTCATTCGAGTGCTGAGTAATTTTTCTATTGAATTGGGCAAAAGTACAAATGGACAGATACAATTAAGACAAGTGCCTGTAACCTATGGTGACATGACTCGACAAGTGGCCAACATTATTAGAAATAACAGCGAAAATGCTCTACAATCTGCTCCTAAAATTGCTTGTTACATAGCATCATTAGAATATGATAGAGAAAGAATGCAGAATCCTTATCACATAGAAAAACAACATCTTAAAGAAAGAAATTATAATGAAACCACTGGAGAATATGATAATACTCTAGGTGCTGGATATACCATAGAAAAAGTAATGCCAAGTCCTTTTAGATTAACAGTTAAAGCAGACATTTATACTACCAATACTGATATGAAATTACAGATATTAGAACAGATTCTATATCTTTTTAATCCAGATTTTGAAATTCAAAAAAGTGACAACTATATCGATTGGACCAGTTTAAGTTATATTGAATTACGTGACATAGTTTTTAGTTCTAGAACTATTCCTGTGGGTGCTGAAGTAGAGATTGATGTGGCATCTATGACTTTTAGTATGCCTATATGGTTATCTCCTCCTGTTAAAGTTTCTAAACTAGGAGTGATACAAAAAATTATTATGAGTATCTATGATGACGACGGAGGTATTACTAAAGGGTTAATAGATGGTACCTTGCTATCAAAATCTTATGTAACTCCTAACAATTATGCTCTATTATTAACAGGCAATCAGTTGAGAATGTTAGGCAGTACAGGAACCAATGTAAGCACTGGGGGTGATGGATTCTATACGGGTGCTCGAGCAGAAACAACACTGGATCCTTTTGAAACATTTGGTCCTCCAATCAACTGGAATATACTATTAACTCAATATGGAAGAATTACAAATGGATTAAGTCAAGTTAAATTGACACAAGAAAACGGTAATGAAGTTGTAGGCACTATATCAACATCTCCGCTGGATGAAACAATTTTATTATTCAATATTGATAGTGATACAATACCAGCCAACACTATACCGTCTGTGAATAAAATTATAAATCCTTTAACATTTGATGCTAGTGCTGCTCCCACTGATGGTACAAGATATCTTATCACAGCAGATATTGGCGATAGCACACAATACTGGCAGGGCGGATTGAATGCTCAAGCTAACGATATTGTACAATACAGCAGCTCTACCGACTCATGGAGCGTGGTGTGGTCAGCAGCCAATTTTGATTCCTCAGTGGAATACGTTACCAATCTTAACACAGGTATTCAATACAAATACAATGGCACGAACTGGGTTAAGAGCTACGAAGGTGTTTATATTGCAGGTAAGTGGACACTTGTGCTATAATAATTAAATGCAAGACAATATCATATGTTCTGGTGCTCTTTTTTATGCTATAAGCACGAAAAGATTTCTTTTTTTACAAAGAAATGATTCTAAAACCAAAGGCATGTGGGGATTAGTTGGCGGCAGAACCAAATATACAGAAAGTGCATTTGAAGGATTAAAAAGAGAAATCACTGAAGAGATTGGCATAACCACTACTTTTAAAAAAGTAATACCGTTAGAATTATTCACCAGCAACGATCAAAAATTCTTTTTTAATACCTATGTGATTTGTGTAGGAGAAGAATTTTTACCAAAATTAAATCATGAACACAATGGCTATGCTTGGTGTGCTTTTGAATGCTGGCCAAAAAATCTTCATGCAGGATTGAGAAACACTCTCAATAATAAAAGTATTAAAGGAAAATTACAGACTATATTGGATCTTATAGTTTAATTGTTTCTAATCCAAGGATACCAATAGGCAGTGACCATGTCTATGCATTGGTAGGTGATATTCCAAGAACATTCCATCCACTCTAATTCGTAAGTGTATTCTTGAAAGTTGCCCGCGTTAGGATATATGTTACCATTGAAACCACGTGGGTACGATGGTTGTGTCTCTCTAGAACTTGTAAAAAAGTCCAGTGGATTAAACATGATGTACTTATCTAAAACAACTCAACAATATTAGTTGCTTATTTCGTAAAAACTATCCACTGCAGTCAGCACAGCCAACACCAAAAGCATTATCAACATTATACCCGCTAGTGCTGCATACACTGGCTCATATTCATGGTAGTGTTTGATAATTTTTTGTTTGGTCTTGCTTAACCAATCATTTTCTTGATCATTATACGGTTGCATTTTTCTAACCTCAATTGATCACTGAGCCCGTTGCCGAGCTCAGTGTCTCGTTTTCTTGGGTATTAGTTTTTAGCTACACCGTTAGTGAAAACTGAATAGAATTTCTGAACATTGTCTTGAAATTCTTTTACGTTCTTTTGAATAGTTTCAGGTTTAAAACTTTCCTGAACTTTGTCATTGAACTTCTTCACGTTCTCAACTAAGATTTGAGCTTGTTCTGTGTAGTTCTGACCATTAGTCACGAAGTCATTGAATTTCTTTGCTGTATCAATGATATCTTCTGCTGTGATTACTGGCACTTTGAACTCGGCAACCACTTGGCTACCATCTTTCTTTAAGCTCGCTTCGTATTCAGCGTGTTTGATTGTGTAGTTAAATTCAGCGATATCTTTCGCTAAACCTAGTAGATCGGCACGTATTTCGTAACCGCTTTTTGATTTAATGTTTGACATAACTTAAACTCCTTTCTGTGTGTGTGTGTTTGTGTTTTTGTTGTGTCAACTGTATTTATAACACGAAAACAGGAATCTGTCAATATGCGTGGTGAAATTGTGTGTTTTTACCACTAATTTAGCGTTCTTTTAACTCTAGGTCTAGGCCAAACAGCACCCGAAGAAGGCCTTGGTTTATAGTTTATTTTAGGATATACACTGCCATCTACTTCACGCTCTTTTTTGTAGTAAAGATACAGATTAGGAGCTCCTTGTAAATCTTTACCATCTGTAGGACCACCTGATGTGGCAGTTAATTGATCGGATTTTGCAATAGCAGTTATATATTCTTTAGCACGCTCTTGATTCATTTCTGGATAAATTTCTAATGCACAAGCAAGTACACCTGTTACTTGAGGAGAAGCCATACTGGTTCCAGAATATTTGCCCAAATAATAGGTCACTCCACCAGGAGCTCGAGCGTCATTTACTCCACTAGGCAATGAACTGATAATATATGTTCCTGGAGCCCATATAGTCACAGCAGGTCCGCAATCACTGTATAAAACTTTTTGATCTGGATTCACACTGTCCACTGATCCCACAGTGATAGCTGGCAGATCGTAAGTGCCACCGGTGGTATCATCGAGAGCTGTTGGGCTAGTTCCTCTCATATAGTAATAAGGACTGGCCACGCTGCCGGGATATCTATTAGCCATTTCAAATGTATTGTTCCAATCAGGACCACCAGGTATTTCGTGTTTCCACCTTCCATTACCTGCTGCACCTACCATGATTATGCCTTCATCATAAGCATCTTCGATATCTACGTCCATCATGCTTACTCGAGCAGGTATACGCTGTCCTGCTATAAATCCCCAAGCATTTAGTTGAGCTGTAGTGAAAGAAGTTCCTGACACAGTTTTACGATTATTCACACCCAATTGTAGATCTATTTGATCTGGGGTAGCTTCATAGAACACCCATTCATTCACCATACCTGGACTGCCTAAAGTACCTGTAGAGCTACCATTTCCTTCCATTCGAATTCTATAAGTTCTATTAGGAGCCGACCCTTCAACGCCATAATAAATTCTCTGTACAGAGTTATCATCAGCACACCACATGATTTTAGGTATGTTGGGGTTAGAAGCACTCAAATTAGAATAGTTTGAAGATCCTGAACCAAATGTTACATAATGGTTAGTACCTACATAAATGGTAGAGTAGGTAACTCCTAAAAATCTAATATTGAAAGGCAAAGTTAATATCCAATAACCGTCGTCATTATTACCCACTGTCGGTGTGGTAGAACTAGTTAAACTGGCTGCACCCAATAAACTACTAGCTAGTGTGGTCACTGTAGCAGCATCTATTATGGTTGGATCGTTATCTATTAAGATATCCATATCAAACGCATATACAGGACCGGTAACTTCAGCATTACTGATTGTAGTACTGTACACTATTGAATAATTACCTAGTTGAGCTAGGGTTGCTGTTTCATCTATTATGTTTGTGGCTGTGCCGCCGTTTGATGACACAGTTGGTCCTACAGTGTACGTATTAACCACAGTGTTGTCGCTCTCTCTTCTGATTGTTATTGTGGTAGTAAGAGTAGTTACTCCACTGCTGCCACCAGCTGATACATCACTCTGAACTCTTACACCTGCATTCACTGTATCAGTGCTCATTCTAACAGTGTAACTGCTTGCTGGCTGTGTTACAGCAGAAATACTAGCATGATAATTAGAATCTCTAGTCCATGAAGAAGGATTTGAAATAAGTGCTCCTTCTCCTTGATCTGCTGTGCCTGTTGTGGTAATTCTATTTCCGTTATTTTCAAAATTAACCAATGTGGCCAATCTTGTGGATGCTGTGCATACTCCGCTAAATCCATTGTAAGAGGTAGTTCCGCCTGTTGGAACATATCTAGTGCCCCTATAAGTCACTGCAGTGATGTCAGTGAGAGACCATTCTCCAGGAAATATACTCATTCCCCAACTGTTATTCACTATAGTGGGATTTTTCCTACCTGTGGCAGCATTTACAGATTTATTTTTATGAAATTCTCTTATGTAATCAAATACATATTGGAAATAAGGATACGTATTACCAGCATCGTAATAGATATTATAAATGTTAGCATCTCTAGCCCAACCTTGAGTATTTCCTGCTACAGTACCTGACACATGTGTAGAGTGAGAACCTGTACCATATGAGTAGGTTCCTGCTGCGGTTCCTCTCACTGCAGGATTATGTTGTTCCCAATTGTACTGAACAGTTCTATTAGAACCACTAGAACCATCTACATTAGAATTATATTCTGGATGACCCCATACTATACCATTTTCATCACAAATTACACAATCTACATTTCTACCTGTTTGTGTTAATTTTATTGTACCACTCACTGCAGGAGTACCTGATCCTGTGCCTTCATATCCTGTACCACCCCATCCAGATCTCTGAGTTCCTTCTGTGCATCTTAATAGAGCAAAATTTTTCATGGCTTGGCTGGTACTGCTGGATTTATCCCATGCATCGCTAGACTGTTCTGTTGCATACAATCCAGCTTTAATTCCTAATTCATCGGGGTGTAATTCTACTGATTTAACTCTAGAATCTGTTCTTAATTGTGTGGCTTCCCAATCAGTCAATCTATAAACTGTGGCACGACTTATAGGTTTACGTTCTAAACATTCTATTTCTCTAGTGAGTTCAAGTCCTTCTGGTGTGCTGTCTAAAGTTTCTAATTCATTGTATAAAGATTCTAAATCTTCATAATTATGAACCATAACACAATATTTTTTAGTATTAACATATGGTGCTGACGTCGACGCTCTATCAGACATCTTAAACCTCCAATTGTACTGCGGTCAATGTAACTGTGATTGATGCAGTGGAACCACTCTTGTTAGTCACTGCTAATGATATGTTTGTGCTAGGGCTAGATTCATTACTGAATCCTATTGCTCCTGGACTGATTAATATTGTTTGTGATCCTGTGGTAATTACTTCTGCTATTACTCCAGAGCCTGGTGTAGGATCTGCTCCTTCTGCTCTACTAGCATCTGCTGTTCTAGCAGCAGTACTGACATAGACTCTTACCCATGCCGCCGCTGATGTAGCAATTTTATATAACGCATAACCTTTGTATCCAGTAATAGTTAAGTCGCCAGTGGCACCGTTGGCCAAACTAGATGTTGTTCCTGCAAGACTAGCTCTGCTGGCCATACTTCCACCACCACCGCCTGTGGCTGTGATAGTTAATACATCTCCTGACACTGCTGTGGTGATACCTGTACCACCTGCAATTTTTAAAGTTTCTCCGTTGTTCAGTGTAGTACCTGTGGAGTCATCTCCCACAAAAGTCATAGTAGCTTGTGGTACACCTGTAATAGTTAATACATCTCCTGACACTGCTGTGGTGATACCTGTACCACCTGCAATTTTAATAGTTTCTCCTGAATTCAATGTTACTCCTGTAGAATCATCTCCTACCACAGTCAATATATTTGATCCACTAGCCGTACCCGTAATAGTTAATATGTCACCGCTCATGGAAGTAGTAACAGTACCTGCACCTTTTATTTGTATAGTTTCACCATCAGATATTCTTGTGCCGGTGCTGTCATCTCCCACAAATGTTAATCCTTGGGCTGCTGATAAACCTGCAGCTGAAAAATAAGCCAATGATGTCCATGCTGTTGAACCATTACCTATTTTAATTTTGTATGTGTCTGTTTCAAAACCAATTTCTCCTTGACTTAATGTAGGATTGGTTGAAGTCCAGTTTGCTGCTGTGTCTCTTCTTACTTGTATTTTATTTGCCATATTATGCTGCGCCTCCTCCGTCTACTGATGTTTCTCCTGCTACATAAGTTGCAGAAGCAGATCCACCATCTAGGTTTAAACCCACAATATCATAGACAGTTGCGGTTGCGCCTCCATCTATATTTAACGTCACAAGCGTCGTTCCACTTATAGTAACATTACCTTGTGCATCTGTAGCAGTGCTTATACCATTAGAACCAATAAATTTAACGGTATTTCCTGCGGATATTGAGCGTTGTGTGCTGTCATCTCCAGCCACATTGAAAGTAAATGCTGTAGGACCAGTTATTGTAAGCGTATCACCAGTCATTGATGTAGTAATTCCACCAGATCCTGCTATTTTAACAGTTTCGCCATCAGATATACGAGTGCCTGAGGAATCATCACTCACAAATGTTATACCTTGTGCTGTGGCTTCTCCTGTAGCAGTGATAGTTAATGTATCACCTATCATAGAGGTAGTAATACCTGTACCACCTGCAATTTTTACGGTTTCGTTATCTGATATTCTTGTGCCTGAGGAATCATCTCCTACGAATGTAATACCTTGTGCAGATAGGCTAGAATTACTGTTACCTGCTTCTGGTCTATATAAATTAATTCGATATCCTGTAATTTTTATTTCAGATTCTGAACCGCTAGCTTGTAAGAAAATTTGATTACCTCGAATATATGTGGACCACTCTATATGATTCATACCATCTGTTGATAGATGTGGGCCTATTATAACACTTATTTCATGATTGTTATGAACCACAACAACTTCTGATATGCTCGATTGATTATTATTAGTATCATGTGCTGATATAGTGTAAAAAGCAGCAGTGGTATCAGTTATGTGGAAAGAATCTATTGTGGTAGCTGCTGATGATGCAGTAACAGTACCAATAATTTTTTGATAATCAGTTTCATCGCTTGATTCGGTGTCGGATAATAATAATTTATGTATTTTTAAATTTAATGTACCACCAGTAGAACGTGATTTTAATCTAACTAAGTTGTCACTAATATCAGCAGTGAATATTATAAAACTTTCATCACTGCTGCTGACTATGTTGTATGTAGATATGTAAGCATCAGATCCATCATGAATTATGCATACTTCTGCATTGAGGTAATCATTAGATATCTGCGCCCCTTCATCAGATACTGATATAAAATATTTGGCTGATCTATATTCTGTAGTAGACCAAGTATCAATCACTGTTTCTGCGGTGGATAAATTTTCGTATCGTAATGTGGATGTTCTTCCTAAAGATCTTAATCCTGTGTTGTCAAATAATGGAAGTCTATAAAATTGTATACTGTTTATTGCAGAATCTCCTGTAACTTTGTATAGTACATTATCTCCAACCACAGTGGCAGATAATGAATCGTGTCCTACATGAGAAGTATTATTAACTGTTGCATTGGCTACTGTAGACACAGAGATGAAAGCTTCTAAACCATCGTGTACAACGCTGGATTTTGAAGCAATTACTTCATCACGTATTTCATCTCTATACACTTGATAATACAATGCTGAACGTATATCAGAAGTTGAAAAAGAATCTATAGTTTTTTCTGATGTGTCTATACCAATTTTAGAAATAATTTTAGCACTATCATCCAACATCGAAGAAGGAGTGTTAATTCTTCCACTGAATATCAATCCTGTTTTGCTAGAACTAATTGTTTGATCTCCTACATAAATTGTACCAGATCCAAAATATCCTGTTTTAAATCTTTTAGTTAATGATCCTAAATCCACAGTATCATCTGTGTTAGGAATAATTGAGGCATTGGTTATAATAGCACCTGTACCTGATGTACTGATTTCAATGTTTTCGTTGGACCTTTGACCTGTTATTCTGTTGTCATCTATTAATAAACCACTGGTGTTTAAAGAATCTATAGAACTGGTTCCTGTGATAGTTAAAACATTTCCAGATATTGATGTATCTACCGAGCCTGCACCTACAATTTGTAAGGTACCACCATCTGCAATCGCAGTACCTGAGGAATCATCTCCAATAAAAGTTATACCTTGTGCTGGATTTGATCCATTGATAGTTAATGTGTCTCCAGATACCGAAGTAGTTATATTGGATCCACCTGCAATTTTTAGAGTCTCTCCATCATTGACTAACACTCCGGTAGAGTCATCACCTACGAACCTAAAACCTAATGTGGTACCTGATGGTCCAGTAGCACCTTGTATACCAGTAGCACCAGTAGCACCTATACCGGTAGCACCTGTTAATCCAGTAGCACCAGTAAGACCAGTAGCACCAGTAGCTCCATTTGTTCCATTAGCTCCCGTAGCACCTGTTAATCCAGTAGCACCTGTTTCCCCGGTAGCACCTGTAGCACCTTTTTCAGCCATTAATTCCCACGTCTCTCCAGGATATCCTGGATTATAATATGGAGAATCACCTGTGGCTATCCAAGACTGTCCTTGATATGAAACTACATCATTAATCACATACGGAGTACTGAATGTCCAAGTGCCTTTCCAAACAAATCCTATGCCAGTAGCACCTGTAGGTCCAGTGGCTCCTGTAAGACCAGTAGCACCTGTAGGTCCAGTGGCTCCTGTAAGACCTGTAGCACCTGTAAGTCCAGTAGCACCTGTAAGTCCAGTAGCACCTGTAAGTCCAGTGGCTCCTGTAAGACCTGTAGCACCTGTAAGTCCAGTAGCACCCGTGGGTCCAGTGGCACCCTGTGATACTGCTCCTGTGATTGTGATAGTGTCTCCACTCACTGATGTAGTGATACTACCTGCTCCAGCAATTTTAAATCTTTCTGTTAGAGTTACAGAAGTGCCTGTGCTGTCATCACCCACAAATGTGATACCTTTTTCTAGATGTTCATTCAGCATCCGCTCACCAATTTTGGTTTGAGATGGTAGAACAATTATATTATCATCTGCTGTGATTCTTGCATTTCCGATATAGAGAGAACCTGGTCCTACATAAACAGAATGCCATCTCTGTGTGGGACTACCCAAATAATAGGTGTTGTCTACTCGTGGCATCACATCGCCTGCAACATTCAACCCATCATTGATCTGCACAGCAGATGAGTCATCAGATGATATATTATTGGTAGTGACACTGCTGGATTTTAAACCATAGCTGCCTAGATTCACATCTGCAGTGGCATTGAGATAGGGCACAAAGTTGACAGCGGATGCTGGCACTGTGGGCAATTGTATTCCTGTATTGGTATTATCATCCCATCTCAGCGTGATATTGGCTGTGCCGGTTATCATGACTGCATAGATCTTGACCACTATGCGATCAGTTAGAGATAGAGAGATAGATGAACCAACGAAATAGCTCACATCCTGCTGTATCAGTGTGTTGGCAGAGATAGAACTGGTCACATCTGACGTGAACAGCAGAGTCTCTGTGCCTCCAGTGTTTCTCTTGTAGACTTCTGCATAACAATAATAAGTGTTTGGTCCACTGGCTTTCTGTGTTTCAAACAGTATTCGCGACTGTCCTTCTGGTATAACAGTGATGTTGGGATAACCAATCTCAGTGGCAAAAGAACCCAGCAGTGTGGGAGTGGTGCTGACCGAAACAGTGGCAGCGGCTGTGGCCCCTTGTGTATAGCTAGCCAAGTTTTTGGCCACATAATAGGTGCTGATGTCGCTGGCAGTGCCTGCGAATTGATACTGTTGTAACGCCGGAGCCAGTCCTGTGAGATATCGACCATCTCCATAATAGAATCCTGACACATCTAATGATCCAGCTAACTGAATAGTGCTTGAGTCATCGTTGTTGATATTGGTAACTGTTAAAGTTTGAGTGTGTAGTGTGTTTGTGGTAACTGTGCCACTGACATTCAATCCATCGTTGACCTGTATGGCAGTGCTGTCATCAGATTGTAGTGTGTTGGCCACTAGAGCGTTTTTTAACACTATTCTACCTGTGCCTGCTGATGATATCACAATATCTTCGTTGGATCTAATTCCAGTGATGTTGTTGTCATCCACTATCAGTGCACCGGTGTTTAGACTGTTGATGGATCCTATTTCAAATGAAACGTTACCAGTCACAGAAAGATCTCCTGTGATTGTGGTATTGCCGTTTACGTGTAATGTGGTGTTGGGTTCAGAGGTTCCTATACCCACTCGACTGTTGGTTACGTCAAGATAAAGTAGGTTTGTTTCAAATGCTAGATCGACGCCATTACGAGTAAGATTACTCTTTAACACCGATCCAGATATACGGCCAATAGCCATACGAATGGATCCTCTCTATAAAACTATTTCAACGAGCATATGCTCGCAGAGCTCTATTACATTGTGAGCCAAACAGTGTAGATATTTATGCTATAAACGAGAAAAGGGCCTTGCGGCCCTTTTCAACTACTTAGGAAGTATTTTACTTATTAGTTCTTAGCTTGAACGAAACAATTTATCATTCCAATTCCTTCATCGGATTTGCTTTCTAAAGCTCTACCAATTACGTGGAAAGGATTAATAGATTCGCCAGTTTTAGCAGCTCTAGCAGTACCTTTTATGCTAGATGATACCAATCTGTCACCTTTGTTAACAACACCAGTAACTCTCACAGGAGTTCTACCAGTCATTGCCACAAAAGGATGTGAATCGTTGTTACCAGCACCTGCATTCATCATGTAGGCTGGTTTTGAAGAAATAACTCCAAACACTTGGTCTGAAAGGTCTTCTCCTGTTTCTGTGATCTCTTGAGCACCACCCAACATAACCACTGCACCTTCAGTCATTGGAGCATCTGCTGCAAATCTTTCCGCGATATCCGCGTACTGAGCTGAAGTTGCTGTAGCGTTGATAACTCTACATCTAATGTCCACTAGTGAAAAATCATCATTAGGTAGTGATGTTCCTTCGTTATGAGTAGATCTTGCTGCTGTGAAACAACCACCTGATGCTGCAGGAAATATTGTGGATGCATCATCTGCGTATGCATCATCCCAAATCCAGTAGATATCTTGATCAGTAGGTGCTGATCCAGTACCTCTATGAATATGAATTCCTGAGAATCGAGGCATTTGACTTGCTTGCGACACGTTAGAGTTGATAGCAATCAAGTTATCTGCCACTTCGTATGTTTGTGTGTTAAGAATGGTTTGTGTACCTGACACTGTCAAGTTACCATTAATGGTCACCGCTCCATTAAAATCTGCTGTGGAAGTAGTGGTTAATGTGCTGAATCTACCTGTACCTGCAGTGGTTGCACCAATGTTCATGTTATTGATGTTACCAGTTGAGGTTGGGTTGATAGTAACTGCTCCAGCTGGTGCAATTGATACTGTGCCTGTGCCAGTTGGTGATAATGTCACTGTTTGGTTTGAGGTAATGGCTGAAATGTTACCTGCCAAAGTGGAAGTAACACCTGCAGTACCCAAAGTCAGTGTGCTGGCAGGAGCAATTGATACTGTGCCTGTGCCAGTTGGTGATAAAGTTACTGCTTTGTTAGATCCTGTCAATGACAAGTTGCCAGACAATGTGGTATTGCCTGTTACATTTAATGTGCTACTTAATGCTGCTGCATTTGCAATTGTGGTTGTAGCACCAGTCACAGTCACAACATCAGTGCTGTCAGTCATGATCGCAATAGATCCTGAACCTGTGTCAGTCACTGTTACAGCAGAGTTACCTGCTTGAATTGAATATTGACTTAGTACTGATAAACTATCGTCTACGTATTTTTTTGTTGCCACATCACCTGGATTTGTTGGTGTAGTGGTCGATAACCCTGTTATCGTATTTGTTGAAGCGTCAATTACGACATCACCTACTGATAATCCGTTATTGACTCTAAAGTTTCTTATTGTCATGGTTCCATATCTCCCGCATGATTGTTATTATTTTGCAATAGAACGTTCTATTGCATCAGTATTTACCTAAATTCGGTATTTTTTATAAGTTACAGTTTTATACTGCAGCCAATGAGTACTGTACGATAGCAGATGATGTTCCACCAGTGCTGATCGCTTGTACATTCACTGTGCCAGCTGTGTATGTAGCACTTAGTGTTACTGAGTCAGATCCACCTGTATTAACAATACCGTAGGTATTGATGTAAGCAGTGGTTCCGTTGTGTATCACATGAGCTTTCATACAAGAGTATTCACTGTTAGCAGCATCAGTCACTTGAACATATAATTCAGCTGATCTGTAGTTGGTAGCATTGAAACTCATAATAGTGGTTGCAGAACTTTCAAAACTAACTGATTCAGTTAATGTTCTAGCCACACCACCTGTTTGCACAGCACTGTTATCAAAACCTTCGATAGCAAATATTCTAGCACCTGAGTGAGGAGCAGAAGTAAATGTTATGTTGTTAGAAGAAACTGTGTAGTTTTCTGTAGGTTCTTGATAAACGTTGTCAATATACACCATCACGTTGTTAGCGCTGGCTGGTGCTGCTGAGAAGAATCCATTAAATGTAGATGTTGATCCATCTCCTGTTGCTGTAACTTTGTTGATAGCAACTGTAGAACCAGTTCCCATGGTGAACTGTATCCATGTAGAACCATCTTGTGATCCTTCATAGTATCCAGTTTGTGTATTGAATCTTATAACACCTGTGGCAGCTGCGGGTCTCTCAGCAGTGGTACCATTTGGTAATCTAATAGCAGTTGTGATTGAACCTGTGTCTAATATGTAAGCTGGAGTGCTAGTACCAATACCAATTTTATCAGCTGATGCATCCACATATAACAAGTTAGTAACTGTGTCTCCTGAAATTTGTGTGTCTACGTCAGCAGCATTTTGGTTAATAGCAATTTTACTAGTTGCAAAACCATTGATACGTAATTCACCTGTAAAGTTATTGATATAAGAGTTTGTGCCATCGTGATATAGTCTTAGATCTTGACCAGCACCGATTCTTAAGTTTGCGTTGTCTGATTCTATATCTACACCGTTGGTGCTGTTTACAGCAACGAAGTTTCCGTTGTCTCGAAGTATTCCTCCGATTGGAGTACCATTAATGGATCCTCCATTGATATCGACAGAATTAATTCTAACTCGTCCTGTACCTGAACCCACCAATACTAAATCGTCGTTAGTAGTTGTAGCACGTATTTCGTTTTGAAAAAATTCTATTCTGCCGTTGGTTAATGTAGAAGCAGTGATACTGTTAGCACCTGTAATATTAAAATTACCCATCTCCAACGAACCTTGCATTACGGTAGCCGGTAATTTTGCTTGTCCTGTAACTATTACAAACCCACCGCCTGCTGGTGATAATACTAAATCATCATTAGATCTTGTGGCATAAATGTTGTTTTGTGTGATGCTAACTCCACTTGAAGATAGTGTGCCTGCAGACACTGTGCCTGTTGCAGTAACGCTGGTTGTGCCCACGTCATCTACACCAGTAATGTCATTGCCCCCTAATGCTAGGTTAGCAGTCATTGTGGTTGCACCAAGACTAGCTGTGGTCAATCGAACAACACCTGTACCTGAACCAGATAATACTAAATCATCGTTGGATCTTGTGGCAGAAATATTGTTTGTACCAATAGTAATACCGTCTGTTGCTAATGATGTACCATTAACTGTGCCGGCTCTAAAAGTTGCATATGAATCAATAGTAACGTTACCTGCTGTATTTCCTGTTTCTGATGCTGTGTTAGCAACCACAAATTCGTCAGCTGATTCATCCCAAAGGAAAGATACGTTGCTTAAAGATCCTCGGTTGAATAATAAACCTTGGTCATATGTGTTACCTGCTCCACCTGAATTGTTTTTTGCCAAAATAATAAGTGGATCTTCAATTGTTAAAGTTGATGATTCAATTGTTGTGGTAGTACCGTTAACAGTTAAGTTACCGCCCACTGTTACGTTGCCTGATGTGTCCACAGTAGTGAAGTAACCTGCTGCTCTAGTGGTTCCTCCGATGGTCACATTGTTTATGTTTCCTGTTGTGGTTCCTGTGATGCTGATTGTGCCATTACCTGTTAAGTTAGTAAATGATCCTGCTGCTGGAGTAGATCCACCGATTGCAGTGTTATTAATTGTGCCACCAGTAATGGTTGCATTAGATGAATTGAAAGTGTTGGCGGTAGCTGTACCATTGATGTTCAATCCATCGTTTATCTGTATCGCTGTTGAATCTGCAGAGCTGATCTCGTTGGTCACTATGGTTGGGGCAGTCATGGTTGTGAAGGTACCCGCTGCCGCTGACGACCCACCAATCGTTGTGCCATCGATTGTGCCCGCGTCGATGTTCGCTTTCGTGATGTTGACAGTTCCTGTTCCGTTTGGAGTTAGATTGATGTCGGCGTTCGCACCTTGGTTGATCACGATGCTGCCTGAATTGGTTCCAGCGTTGGTGTCCAGCGTCAAGTTACCAGTTCCGTTAGTAGTAATTGAAGCAGCATTATTAGGTACTCCCACCTTTACTGTGTCTGTCTGTAAAAACACGTCACCGGTGCCGTTGGGTGCAATTGCAATATTTTGATTGGCTCCATCTTGTATGGTGATCGTTCCTGAATTGGTTCCGTTGTTAGTGGATAATATTAAATCCACAGCGTCGTTGGTTGTAATAGTGATATCACCAGATGAATCTCCCACTCTGATCGTGTCAGCGTTAAGATTTACATTACCTGTACCGTTTGGTGTGATGTTGATATCACCGTTGGTAACACTAGTTATGATAGATTGAGATTGTACATCCAAATCTCCGCCCAATTGTGGAGCTGGATCTTGCACCACTGCATCAATACCTTGGTCTGTTAAATTCTTCCATGTGCCGTTACTGTAACCTTCAATGAAACCTTGATCGGTGTTGTATCTGATATCTCCGTTGGCTGATGTGCCTCTTTGAGCATCTGTACCTGATGGTAATCTTAGAGCTCCTGTGCCGCTGACATGTAATTGTCTTGATGGTGTTGCTGTACCAATACCCACGTATGAGTTGGTAACATCTAATACTAATAAATTTGTTTCGAATGCTAAATCAACGCCAGACCTTAATAGGTTGGCTTTTAACATCTGTCCTGAAATACGTCCGATAGCCATGTTTAAATCCTCGAGTTTTTTGTAACTGTTACCAGTTATTTATTTTTTCTGCTTGTAAAACCGGTGTTAAATACCCGTAATAACAACATATATGCCAAGTCATTTAATAGCAGTAATGGGAGAATTAGGCGCAGATGCTATAGATTCTGCTGTGCTAAAGAGTTCCAATGTATTAATAGTATCAGGCATGCAAAAACAGCATGATATTGCAGATTATGTATGCACCAATTCTGCAGAAGATTTGGACGTTTTAATGAAAGAACGCAATGACAAAACAACCATTGTGGCTCCTAGAAATCTCTATGCCAAATATGTGTGGGAAAAAGGCATAGAATGTGTACCAGAGTTTGAAGACCTAAAAGATTATCAGTGGAATCCTAACACTTGTTCTCAACAGTTAATGAGTCTTGCACTGGCTTGTTGGATTGGCAGTCCTGTGATTGCGGTATTTGATTATCTATTAGATCCTAAAAAAGAAACACCAGCATTTAGAGCACTGCTAACACTGTATCCAGGCACCCGATTTTTATATGTTAGAGCTGCTAAAGGTAACAAAATCAAATTGTTTGAAAAAATGCCAAATTTTTCACACATGGATCAAAAAGAATTTTTAAATTTTTACAAAAAATATGCAGAATCAAAATAAAATAGGATTATTAAAATATCATGTGGTTATAGAATGGCTGCCTACTTGTCGTAATAGATCACCCAAAACTCTTCAACATCGTCCAGATCTTGTGCATAAAATGAATGAATATGTTAAAAAAATAATTTCAATCTGTGAAAGTTATAAAAGTCCTATACAAGTGGATCAAAGTTATAATATGTTAGGTGTACGCACTTGGTGGCAAGAAGGAAAAGATTTATATCATTTTTTAATGACTCAAGAGCAAAACAAATTAAATGTAATTCCAGAAATAGGAGTATTAAATCAATTAACAGGCAAACTTGTGATGTTTAAATTCTCCGTGGATAAAAACGGTATTACTCTATATTAAATCGTCAGCAAATCCGCTGATCACTACTATTCTAGCACCAATGTGTGGAGCTTCGTCTGTGATAGTTATTGAAGAGGTTGAACCATCTGTGATATAGTTTAAATCCGGTTCTTGCATAACACTGTCTATATAAACAATTAAATTTTCTGGTGCCGTGGTTACATTGGCAGATATAAAAGTTTGTGTGCTGCCATCACCGGTGAACACATCTTTCAATACTGTTTTTGATGTGGCTTCTGTTTTTAATGCTGTCCATGTGCTGCCATCTAGACACACTTCGTATTTGCTGGTTTCACTGTTAAATCTTATAGCGCCTGCTTGTCCTGTGGGTCTTTGTGCAGTGGTACCTTTGGGTAATATTAATCCTGCTGTGCTGGACAGTACAAAATTTCCGGTACCAGCAGTTGCCATTTCAAAATCTGCATTAGATGCTGTTTGTGTAATTTTATTTCCTGAAAAAGAAAAAGTACCTAAAACATTACCTGGTGAGTTGACCCACGCAGAGCCATTATATTTTAATACATCGTCGGATACAGGAGATGTTAGAGTTACATCAGTTAATCTTTCTAAATAGGTTGTGCTGCCCAATTTTACAAAGAACGATCCTGATCCGCCCGAGCCTGCATTGATTACTGTTCCCACCAGTAATTTTAATCCTGTGGTAGGTATAGTTTTAGTTAGACCACCAGTTGAAGGTTTGTAATAGATATCATCATTGTCAAGCCAAGTTTCTCCATAGGCTGTACCATTGGTCGTAATACCATGTATAACACCATGAATAGTTACTCGACCGAAACTGCCAGACGCAATAGATTCTGTGGCCAATCCAATGATCAATTCTGAATTGGTTATATTAGCAATTGTGGGAGCAAACGTGATCACACCCGAAGCACCCACTGTGCCGGTTTTATAAACCAATCGCAGTGGACTGTCTGTGATAGCAGCAGATGCCTTACCATACACAAATAATTCTTCACCAATCTGCTGAGTGACGTTGCCTCCACCCATACCAGCATTCCATGAGCCTGTGGTTTCATCATACCATAATCGACCTGCTGCTAATGTGGTAGCAGAACCGTTGCCCATTTGTATGTAGGTGTTAGCCGTTAGTGAGCTGTTAGCAGTTAATGCACCAGACACGTTCACAGCATCATTGATCTGTATAGCACTAGAATCTGTGGAAGATATTGAATTAATATCAATATCTTTATTACCGGTAATGGTTACAGTATCTCCTGATACTGCAGTGCTAATATTATTGCCTCCGGCAATTTTTAATGTCTCATTGACATTTATAGTAGAACCTGTAGAATCATCTCCCACAAATGTCATGTTCAATGCCGATGTTGCAATTGAAATAGCACTGTTCATAGATTGTAATGTAACAAAATCTTGATTGTCCACAGGATCGGCACCTGCTAATCTTGTATACGCTGTGTCATCGATATTGGTCACTGTGCTGCCATCAGACGTGGTAGTTACTATTTTGAATTTGTCTGCACCTTCATCCCAATAAAAGGCTGCGTTATTGCCTGAAGTTTGTCTTTTAATCATTATACCAGCATCATTACCCACACTGCCACCACTGTTCAATAATAATATGTTGTCCTCAATTTCCATGTTAGTGGTGTTGACCACTGTGGTAGTACCAGTAACTGTTAAGTCACCTGTAATTTCAACTGAATTTTGGAATCGTGCAGTGCCGTTCACATCCAGAGCAAAGTTGCCTGGTGCGGCTGTGCGTATGCCCACTCTAGAATTGGACACATCTAGATATAATAGATTGGTTTGAAATGCTAGATCCGTACTACGAGTCAAATTTGACTCAAGCATTTGACCTGGAATTCGTTGTATAGACATAGTTTTACCAGTTATTTATTAGTTTTTTCGAGGAATTATACTACCAATAAATACGTGATAATATGTCCATAGAACTCAGTATAAAACAAGTCATAGAAGAGCAAGTGCAGAAAGTTACTCGTGCTTACATAGATAGAATTAACAGCGACAATTACACTATTAATCAAAAATTACAGTGGACTGAAAAAAAATTAGAAGAAGCACTCAGTAAATTAGCCAGTCATAATAATATTATCAGTGACAGAGAATTATCCGGAGACAAAATAGATGGTGGAATTATAACCAATTTTGCTAGTACCGGTATTGACGACGATGCTTCTAAAAAAAGAATCACTGTGTCTGATAATAAGATTGTGATAGAAAACGATTTAGAGATTAAAGGCAAAATAACATGTGCCACACTATATTATACCAGTGCCAAAGCTGACAATTTAGATGTATTGAATTCTGTAAGGATTGACAACAATGAAGTACTATGGAAAGATCGACTGGGCAATTCTGTAATCAAATCTAAATTACAAGAAGTAGGTGTATTAAGTGAATTAAATGTTGCAGATACTCTTTATGCTTATAAGAATAAAGTAGGAATAAACACAAATAATCCTGCAGGTACTTTTTCAGTATCTAGTGATTCTATTCAAACTATTATTGATACCAAAGGGTCAGTAGCATACGTAGGCACTGCTAATTCGGATGATTTTAGTATAGGATCAGGCAGTGAACCTACACTTTTTATTTCTGGAGATAATCGAGTTGGTATTAAAATAAGAAAACCCAAAGCTGATTTAGATGTTGCAGGACCAATAAGATTTCAAGGACAAATTCATCAATATTCTAATGAAGCTCCGTCAGTTGGTACATATAATCAAGGAGATATTGTTTGGAATACTCGACCATCGAGAGGATCAGTATTAGGTTGGGTTTGTGTTAAATCTGGAGCTCCAGGTAATTGGACTCCGTTTGTATCTATAGAATAAAATTATATTGAATCAAAGCCGTGTATTACACTCAGTGTAGCACCAGCATCAAGGACACTAGTGGTTGCTACAGAAATATTTGTGCCTGAAATTGAATATTTTCCGTCGTGTTGAAAAACACCTTCTATAAAAACTAATACATTTTGATCTGCTGTTGGAGTAAAAGATAGAGGACCATATGTTAGTGTTGATCCATCCATTGTGAAAGCATCTCTAGTAATTGTGCTAACTCCACCTGCTCCACCTTGTAATTGTTTCCAAATAGTACCGTTGTAATATTCTAATTGATTCAGTGAAGTGTTATATCTCAACATTCCGGCCACTGCTGATGTGGGTTGAGCTGCTGTGGTGCCTTTCGGTAATATAACAGAATTTCTACTGCCATTTAAAGATATGTTCTTTAATGACCTACCCATGTTATTATAATCCTATAGTTGATATTGTGGCGTTAAATTGTCCTGATGAATCTGGAGCAGCAATATAAATTTTATCTCCAGATGATAATATTAGTTTTTCAGAATCAATAATATATGTGTCTTGAGCTCGAATTGTAAGATTGTTATAAATTTTATAATTTTCACTAACAGAGCCAGCCGATGGAACCACATAAACATCTACGTTGCCGTCTGAATTAGATTTATTAGTAATATAAATCACAGTAACCGCAACATCACCGGATGCTGTGTATGCTGGTGTACCTGTTCCTGTTCCTACTTGATAATTTGTAATAGCCATATCTTTATCCTAGAGCAATTGCCAGTGCAGTTGCTTTCTTCTTACTTATCAATTCTCCTACTGTTCCCGACGGATTTTTAAAATATATGCCTGTGTCTCCGCCACCTATAGTCTTGTGATATATTTTAGTATAGGTTGGTGTACCAGCCGGATCTGAGGCTGTTGAAGCAAATGTTAAAATATTGTTAACAACTACACTGCCTGTACCGTTAGCAGATAGAGTTAAATTACCGTTAGTTGTATTAACAGCTATTGAATCAATATTTGTTAAATTTTGATCAAGATTCAGTGTGACACTGTAAGCGCCTGTAACCGAACTAACATTTTGTCCACCTGCTATGGTTAAGGTATCGCTGTCTGTTATAATTTGTGTGGAACCAGAATCAGCTGCAACATTAAAACTGGCCATCGCCCCAGAAGCAATATTATCATCGACATATTGTTTGGTAGCAGCATCTGAACTGTCCGATGGTGTCGCTACTCTTATATTTGCCAAAGTAGCTGATGTTAATGGACTTGTGCCTGCAGAATCTGTAGTGGTAGCCGCTACAAAAACATCTGCACTTTCATCCCAAAATAGTACAGCGTTGTTTCCTGCTATACCTCTGTTAACGTACATACCACCATCTAGAGTAGTACCTGAATTGTTTCTGTTTAATTCTACAAAAGTATCTTCTACTGATAAAGTAGATGTGTTAATGGTTGTTTGATCTCCATCAACAATTAAATCTCCTCGCACTCGAACTGTTTTTGAATCTAGATCAATCTCATTGATACCTGCAGCACCTGCTCCAGCTTTTATTGTGTAATCCCCTGATGTGCGTAGTGTTTTTGCCATATGTCACTTGTATTTATTACTGCACAAGGGAGAGCCAAAACCCTCCCTTGCACCGTTAATGCCGTTATTAGATAACGTCGATAACACCCTGTCCAGATACTGGTGTAGAGTCTGCTCCACCCGTTTCTGAGCCCAATGAGTATTTCACCCATCCTGATGTACCGTCGGTAAATCCGTTTGTAGAGTTTACACGATAGTGTACAGTGTTGTTGTAGAATTTTTCTACGTAAGCCACTGTAGAGTCATCCAGTATTACTCTCACGCAAAATTGACCTTCAGTCAAATATGCTGGAGCAACTGCTCTTAAATTTAAAACAGCATCAGTTGAATCGCTCTGTTGATGTATTTTAAATCTTCTAGAAGATCTTTGGCTGATGATAAAAGAATTATCATTTTGCTGTAAAGATCCACCTGTTTGATAGTAAGCAGTAACTTCAATCTTGCCTGCTGTACCTTCTGGTGTTGATAGATCACTAAATCGTGATTTGTTTAAGGGTCTTCCCATTTGTTTTCTCCTTTGTTTAGGAGTCCAATGCCGGTTCTACCAGCTACGCGGTGGTTATCCGCATAAGTCCCCACACCATTGTGGAGCACAATTTGAACTGCTTTTATTTATTGAGATTTTAGAAAAATTAAATGATGCGATAAAAGGGCGATGCACGTCTACACCGCCCCCAGTTACTACTACATCAATTACTTCTTGTTATAGATGCCATATAGAACATAGATTGCTACCAGTCCTACAAGACCTTCTGCTGAGAAGCCTTTGATGATTGCGGTGATCGTACCAATGATACTGCCAGTAGACAAGAACGGTATTGCTTGTCCTTTGAACAGAATCTCTAACACGATTCCAAGGGCGATTAGGCTCACACCCACTTCTGCAAGTGTTGCAGCCCACGCTTTTACTTGTTTCAAGATATCCATACTTTGGATCTCCTTTCACATTGTTGCGACGAACATAATTGTCCGTAGAAATATTTAAATGGTATCTAAGGGAGTTAAAACACTAGATTTGCTTTGTGAGTCGTATGACGGTGAAAAAAATTAATTATATGAGTATAGAATAATCTATGGTCACAAAAAAAGGCGCCATTTCTGACGCCTTTTTTCGAAAATTCTCTAATCTCTCGATTATTTGAATTTTAAAGTTGTTGAGTCGATCGTTACTGTACCTAAGTAGTCTTGAGCATTACCAAGAGATGACGCAGTGTTTGATAACTCTACGTAACCGTATCTTGTTAAGAAGCCCACTACTGGTTCAAAAGTAGACGGATCTAGCACAACGCCAGAAGACATCAACGGTATGTAAGGACAGTAGAACGCAGCAGCATCAGCTTCTGAAGTTCCTTTGTATCCTACTAATACTGAAGAGTTGTCTGAAGCGTAAGCGTTAACGTACACTCTCATAGCTGAGTTTAAAGTTCCAACAAATTTAGTGTTAGTTGGAGCTTCAAATGTACCTTCAGTTGATCTTGCGAACGCTGAAGTTGTAGCTGATTGAAGTATAGTTAAAGCAGTTGGTGATACCACCGCCCAGTTACCTGCACCTCTTCTAGTTCTTTGTGCAATTGTGTTAGCAACTCTGTTGATCAAGATTGCAAGTGCCGCATGCTCATCGCCTACGAAAGTTGCAGTTCCAGATACAGCTGATTGGTCGAATGCTTGCTGGTTAGCAGATCCTGCCAATGTTAATAACGAACCGATGATTTCTTGGTCAATTTCAGCAGTAATTTCTTGTGCTAAAGCGGCCATGATTTCAGCTTCGATATCGATACCTTGCTGTGCCTGAGCGTCTTGAGCAGCTTCAAAAGTCCATCTTGCAGATAGTTTTCTTGATTTTGCTTCAACAGCTTGTTTTAAGATCTGGATGCTTAATTTTTTTCCAGGAGTACCTTCTAAAGAAGCAGTTGATCCTGCTTTTGTAGAAGAGTTGTCACCTGAATAAGCTTCAGCGATCTTGAATGGAGATAACGCTTCTTCACCAGCAGTTGTTGTAGTTGTACCGCTAGATGCTTCAGCATATCTTATTCTTAAAGTGTGGATTTGTCCCACTGGACCAGTCATAGGCTGTACACCAACTAACTCGTTAGCGATAACGGTTGGTAGTACCCGTCTAATTACTGGAAGTATTACTCTGTTTAATGTAGCAACGTTGCCGGCACTTGTAGCACCTGCAGTAGCAGACTCAGATAATGCTCTTCTAGTGTTTTCTAGAACGATATCTAAAGTCTTTTTTCTGTTACCACTTAAACCTTCGGTCAATGCGGCTTTTGTTTCGCCCCATTTTGATTCAAATAGTTCTGACATTTGATCGTTTCCCTTTTTGTTTAGTGTTATATACCCGCCAATTTACGGATATTTGTTAAATCAGCATCTTCTCTTTGTGATCTGTCACCTTTTGCTTCAGAAATTACTTTCTTAGCAGTAGATACAGTTGACTTATCGTCCATCACTGGAGTAAGATACTTCGCATAAGCAGTTTTAAGGTCTTTTGTTTGAACTGATTCAAGCAATTGACTCATAACTTCTGCTTTATCTTTGCTCAACGGTTTGAGCAACTCAACCATCGTTTCCTTGCGTTCCATCAAATCTTTGGATCTAGCAATTTCTTGCTCCTTAGATTCAATCACCGCTTGTTTCTCTTCGATGGATTTCTTAGCTTCCTCTATTTTCAGCATCTGCTCATCAACTACTTTTAATAGTCTAGCAGTTTCACTC